GTTCAATAAATTCACCTATTTCACCTGGAGCTGCAAAATCTGGAAGTGTAACAGGCATAGTTGTACCGCCACCGCCACCAGGTAAATCTTTCGGTGGAGTAGCAGGAGCTGCAATAGCTTTAACTTGATCATAATCTATCTTGTCTAACACACTGCCTAACCCATAATTTACTCTACCACCATCTGCATACATATTAACTCTAACAAATTCATCAATATCACTTTGCTTTGCATTTGGATTCATGTTTCCATAATAATATCTTAAATAATTCTCTAAACCTTCTTTACGATCTCCGCTGTCGCTTAAACCATCTTCACCTTCTTTAGGTGCTCCCATACCAGCTAATAAACTTGCCCCACCTATACCTAGAGTTGCTAATCCTTTTCCTGTAATACCTTTATTACCAAATCCTTTTGTTAAACCAAGTTTATTTAAAAAACCAGGTGCACCACCAAATTCATCAACACCAGGTAATCCAAAAAGTTTTTGACCAATTCCCATTTTTTTTAAAAAAGGAAGTCCTATTTTAGCTGCACCTATTCCTAAAGCAATTTTACCTATAGGTGACTTAGCTACCTTTTTAAGTTTTTTTCCAATTTTTTTAACAAAACTTCCTAAGCCGTATTGTTGTCTAGGTTGTTGCATTCTACTTATTGTCATCATTCTCCTCTGATGCTGCGCCTAATGGCATTGCAGCTACTTTAATTTTTACTGATCTTACTATAAATTCTCTTTGAGTTGGAGAATTAGGATCTGCGATATCGTCCTCTGCTTCTTGGTCAGAAGAGTATTCGTAATTGGTATTTTTATTACGTAATACTACCTCAGTTTTACATTTAAGGACAGGTATTTTTTTACCGTCAATTATAGTATATGATACTTCTGATTCTTCTATAAACATTAACTTGCCCCTTGTGGTATATAAATTCTTGTTGTTTCTAAAGCAGCTGTTGTTCCCGTTATACCAGATGTATTAGATGTTTCAATCTTTAATACGTCCTTTTCTTCTAGTACTATAGACCCCTTAAACACGTTAGTAATTAAAGGTCCTCCAAACTCTACATAAGCTATTCTATTTAAAGCTCCTGTTGAAAAATCTAATATAAATACAGATACATTTTTACTACCACTAACATTTACAAGCTGTAAAGTTTGAAATATAGTAGTGGTTTCATCTGGACAAGTAAACACAGTTTCAGGTGTATTAGCTTGTGTTGGTGTATAAAAACCATTTACATATGCATTAGCCATTAAGTTCCCCAGCCATCGTCTTTAGATATACCACCTTTGAACCAAGCATATCTATCTGATTTTTCATTTAACTCTTGTAAAAATGTAGAATTTAATTGATCGACTACAGACTGTATAGCTCTATTAATTTGTTTTTGAGTTGAGGCATCATACTCTTCTTTGGGTTCAGGTATTCTAACTACTATCTTTGCCATTAAATTTTTTTAAATTCTACGTCAACCTTATTATAATCTACCATTAAATAACCATTTTTATTTCTAACTGAAGCCCATGGTACCTCATGCGCCATAACTCCTTGATAAACTTTAGGATCATTTAAATATGTAAAGTTATAGATGTTAATATTAGATGGAGATTTTCCAACTAATTCAATGTTATCTTTTAATCTTATATCACTAAAACCTAAATCTGAGGATCTATTATCTTCTGATCTTTTACCACTACCACCATAACCTCCATCTCTATCATGATCTCTATCACTTCTATATCCTCCGCCACCAATATTTCCAGCATCTCTTTCTCTTCTTGCTTTATCAGCAGCTTCTTGTCTTCTTTGTAATTCAGCAACTCTTTCTACTTCAGCAATTCTTGCTCTTTCAGTATTCGCAGCTTTAACTCCTACATTTTGAAACGTATTAGTAAAACTAGGTGTTGCAATGCCTAGTTTTTGCATAAAGCTTTGATTTTTTTTGAAATCATTAATTTCTTCTTCTAATTCTTCTGCTGTTTTCACACTACCTTTTGGACCTAATATATCTGCTTTGGCTTGAGATAATAAACCCAATCTATTTTCTAAAACAGAAGTATCTAAACCTTTAGCTTGTTTTCTACTAATTGTTTTATTAATAGTATCTATTCTATTTTGAAAAGATTTTTCATTAATTTTATTTGCATTATAACCAGCCATAATACCTGTTTTACTATTATAATCATCTGTTACAATTCTACCTAAACTATCTAAACTATATCCTTTTCCCAATAAATCATTTTCCATTAAAGCTCTTTTATTTGCAGGTAAAAGACCTGTAACACCTTTAACCATATTCATCATTCCCATACCTGGAAGAGCATTTAAAGCTAAACCTTTTAATAAACCTTTAACAGAAAAACCTTGTTTTTGTGTTTTATCCATCATAGAACTTCTTGGGTCCATATAATCTTTTTGAGTTCTCATATTTGGATTATTCATTGAATTCATATTGTAAGGATCATTTCCTGATCTATCATTATCTCTTCTAGCTGCTTCTACTATAGGATTGTTAAAAGGAATTGCATCAGTTTTTTCTTTCTCATCAAAATCCATTATAAATGGGTTATTAGACTCATCATAGTTGTCAAACATCCCACCAGATGTTCCACCACTTTTATTTTTTTCATTTAAATATTTAATAACGTCTTCGTATAATGCCATTATCTTTTTCCGTCCGGTTGTATATCTAACCTAAAAGTACCAAATCTCCAGGATTCTGAAGCTGAGTCATTCTCAATCTTTACATTGACAAACCTACCTCTAGCTCTAGTGTCTTTTTTATCAGTACTTGAGTTAATTGTAAAGGGACTTAAACTACTTACAGTATCTGATTGTTGAGGATATCTTTTTATAGCTAAAGTTACTTTAGCATTACCATCTAGGTCTTTAAAATCAGGTACAAAACGCCTTACCGCTAAGAATACATCTCCTGCTTCTCCGCTTTGGCCTTGTAGATCAAAGTCATAGGATTTAATAAAAGAACTAACAGTAGTTACAGTTCCTGTTTCATCTACTTGATCTGTTCCTATTTCTTGTTCAAAAAATTGTGACTTACCTAAACCAGCTTCACCCACTACTGTTGGAAAATCAGCTGTTCCTGTGTTTGTAAATTTTGTAGAAAAAGGTTTTGGATACACACTAGCATCTAACCAAGTAGTTCTAGCTTCTGTTCCTGTATACCAAACTTTATCTGTGTAATTATATATAACGTATCTATCTGCATATTCAGAATTTGCAGAAGGATAATACCAAATAACTTCTGTATATAAATTATTTATACCTGCATATACTTGTTGGCCTTTTGTAAGATCTATATCACTATAAACATAGTCTTCTACACTACATGGTATTGTTTTAACGGTACCATCAAATGCAAAAAATCCTTTTGTCGACATCCAAAAAGAAACACCATCAACTTCAACAGCAGCGTTTTGACCTACTAATCCACAGTTAGTACCTACTTGTTCAAATCCAAATGTAAATGGAGCTCCAACAAATCGCATGTTATATAATGCATTATCTGTCCATACCATTATAGTTTCTTTTGCTCTTAGTGTTCCCATTAATTTAGTACCATCTTGTAATCTTTGAGAACCTGCAGTGTTTACAGAAGTTGGAACATAACTATTAATATTTTCTTGATCAGAAAAAGCTACAGCCATATCATCTTGATCTGTAGTTCCTGGTAATACAGTTCCAAAATGAACTAAGTGTCTTGTTGTAGGTGAAACCATTGAAAATCTAGATGCTGAAGGATTACTTGTTGTTTCAAAATTAGTTGTACTTTGTGAAGCTCTAACAGTTAAAGGATTATTAGCTCCTGCATTCCATGTAAATGTTTTACCATTTGCAATAGTTGCAATTAATACTTGACCATAATTATCTAAACTCCAGAGGCCTGGTTCTAGAATTACGCTACTTGTTGTAGAAGCAGTTCCCCATGTACTACTGCCCCAAGCATTTGTACCCCAACCATAACCTGCTGTTTGAGTTTGTGGTCCAACAACTTCATATGGAGCTACATCTATACTACCACCTGGACCCGCTGCTCCTGTTGCATTAGAGCTTTGTGTAATTACAAAATTATTTACATCAGTAACAGAAGTTACTTGAAATAATTTATCATTAAAATCAGATGCAGAATAACCTGTACCTGAAGGTAAAGTTGTTTGACTTAATAATATAATATCACCAGCACTTAAACCATGAGAGTTTTTTGTAATGGTTACACTAGCTGATCCTGAGACAGTTGTAATAGTACAAGAGTTAAGTGTAGATGCTAAAGGTGTAATATCATAAAGTTCACCATCATAATAAACAAGTAAAAATTTATCTGTACCAATAACTATATATTTTTTACCATCTAAACTTACAAAAGCGTGTTGTTGTCTAGCTAATCCTACAATAGATGTTTTAATAGGTGATTGCCATCCACCAACTTTTTCTGGTAATCCATATCTAAATCTAACATTATCAGAATCAACCCAACGTTGTTCAGCGCCAGCTCCTGTAGTCTGTTTGTCTATTCCAGGTAATATTTTAAAGTCAATAAGAGCCACTTATGACGCTCCTTATGCTGTATTGGTTTTATATGTCCAACCTCTTGTTGCATCTACATATACTAAAGTAATTGATTGTCCTGCTGTACTAAGTACGTCGTCTGTTGCTGCGCCTTCAATTGGTTGACTGTTTCTGCCAATGGTTAAATTGTTTGTATTAAATGTTCCTCTTGCATCTAAAAAAGATACCTCATCACCTGTGCTTGGTGATGCAGGTAGAGTTACTGTAATTGCTCCGCCTGTAGTATTTGCCATAACTTGATCTCCTGCAACTGCAGTGTATGCAGCTGTAACTGTTAAATAACCTTTTGTCATAGGTCCTGAATGAATATTAGTTCCATCAGAATATAAAACCATTTTAGATTTTACTGGTATAGTTACACCTGTTCCAGATACTGTTTTAACTGTTAAGGTATAATTAGATGAAGATCTTGATGTTGCATCTTCTACAATAAAAACTCTTTCAGCAGAACTAGGCATAGTAACTGTTCTATTTGCTGCTAATGTTCCTGTTAATTTATAGTATAAATTTTTACCATTTGATGTTGCAAAACTTGTTAAAGCTAATGCTACATCTGCTGAACCTACTGCTAAAGCTAGATATCCAGATGCTGCTTGTTCTAAAATTTCTAAGTTTGTATTAGTAATTCCACCCCAAGTTCCTGACTTTTCACCTGTTGCAATGAGTTCTAATTTTAAATCACTTGATGTACTTGATGCCATATATTCTCCTTATTCTCCATATTATATTAATTTTTTAATAGGGTCAACTACGGTTTTGGAGGTAAAGCCGTAGGATCTATTTCTGCCCAAGTGCTTGTAGCACCTGTATTTACACCTGTCCAAGAGCTTGTAGCACCTGTATTTAGAGTAGTCCAGGTTTGATTTGCATTAGGATCTAAATTACTCCAAGCTCTTACATAAGCTTGACCTGTTGCTATTTCTATTTGACTACCATCTGGTGATACAACTGCATTTGCAGTTACAGTAACAGTACCAGTTGCAATATTTGTTCTATTGCCTGTAACATTAACTAAAGCATCTCCAGTAATTGCAACATTACCAATTGCTACATTAAATCTATTTCCTGTAACAGATACCACTGCATCACTAGTTACCGTAACTGTTCCGGTTGAAACATTTATTCTGCTACCACTTGGTGTAACTACAGTTCCACCTGAAGCCGTTGCATTTCCAATTGCTAAATTTAATCTGTTTCCTGTTGCATTGATTAAAGCATCACCTGTTATTGCTACAGAACCTGTAGCAATATTAACTCTACTTCCTGTTACTGCTGCAATTGCATTTGCAATTACTGTAGCATTACCTGTAGAAATATTTAATCTGTTTCCAGTTACACTTACTAATGAATCACCACTTACTGTAGCATTACCTATAGCAAAATTAGTTTGTTTACCTGTAACATTTATTACAGCTGTTCCAGTAGTTGCTACAGTTCCTGTAGCAAGATTAAATCTATTTCCAGTTACATTTACTAAAGAATTACTATTTACAACTACGTTACCAATACTAAGATTAGTTTGTTTTCCTGAAACATTAACAATAACGTTAACTGTTCCTTGTCCTGCAAAAGGCGCTTGTGAAAATGTAGTTGCTCCAAAAAACATTTTCTACCTATCCTTTTTTAATTCATCTATTTCTGCTTTTAATTCTTTAATTGCATTGACTAAGTACCAAGTAAGATTACTTGGGTCTACTGATTTAACTCCAGTTGATTCTTCTTTTACAACATCTGGTAAAATAAGTTCAATCTCTTGTGCAATAACTCCTAGTTGAACACCTTGTTTATCTATAACAGCTGCTTTTGGATTTTCAAAATCTGTTATCTCATCTTCTGTTCTGTACTCAAAGTTTCTAACTTGTATTTGTGATATTTTATTTAAACCAATATTGTTATCAACAATGTTCTTTTTAATTCTTCTGTCAGATGTTGTTGACCAAGATGCTGAGTTATTACCTTGATAAACTCCTGAACTAGCACCTAAAAATCCTGTATTACTTCCTTTACCTGTAATATCACAACCAATTAAAATAGAACAGGTATCTGAAGCCGCTGCAGTATCTGTTGCAAATCCTATATTAATATTTCCACTACCTGTAGTAATATTTCTTCCAGCAAATGTACCAAGTGAAGTATTTGCTGCTCCTGTTGTTACTAGACAATGAGCAAAATACCCTACTGCTGTGTTATTTCCTGCTGTTGTGTTTGCTTTTAAAGCAGAATAACCCAATGCTACGTTAGATGCACCTGTTGTATTAGCTTCTAAAGAATAATAACCTACTGCTGTATTGTTAGATGCTGTTGTGTTAGAATTTAAAGCAGATGAACCTACTGCTGTGTTAGATTGACCTGAACTATTAACTAAAGTTGCAAAACCAATACCTGTATTATCGTTGTCATTTACATTAGATAATAAAGCACCACAACCCACAGCAACATTTCTTGTACCTGTTGTGTTTGAAGTTAAAGCTTGCTTACCTATTGCAACATTGTTATCTGCTGTTGTGTTAGCAAATAAAGCCTGTATACCTACTGCAACATTACTATTACCTGTTGTATTTTTACATAATGCTGATTTACCTACTCCTGTATTACTATCACCTCCAGCATTTGCCGCTCCAGCTTCATAACCTAGTCCTGTATTATTATCTCCTGTAGTAAGTTCTAATGATCTGTAACCTAAACCTGTATTACCAGCACCTGTTATGTTAGTTGTTAAACTATTATAACCTACTGCTGTGTTATACGAAGCTGTCGTGTTAGCATCTAAAGCATATGAACCAACAGCTGTATTACTTGCACCTGATGTGTTAGCAAATAAAGCACAAAAACCCATTGCTGTGTTATTGTCTGCTGTTGTGTTACAACGAAGTGCTCTATAACCAAATGCGTTATTACTATGACCCTCTGTATTAACTGAAAGTGCT